GAAGTGCCGATCCCTTTCATTGCGTATCTTCTAAAATTTTGTGCCATTATATTCTCCTATAAAGCAATTGACATTGCTATGCCAAAGCCTTTTGTTGCAAAGCTACTAACATCTGTTGCTTGAATAACACCCCATGTGCCATCCGCATCACCGCCACTAGGTACTACTTGACAGTATTTTACTGCACTAGCATTTGTGTTGTAGTATAGATCACCAACTGCAACTGTTTTACCTGAGGCAACGTGTGCTTGTACTGCTAAAAGATCACTTGCATACGATCCATAGTATAACTCGTTAAAGTTACCCACTGAATTTGCTGCATCTATTGCATAAGCTCTTGCTGACTTGTAAACATTATCTACTTTACTAGTGCCACTTACAAAGCTAGCCCAATCTTTAGAAGACCCACCGTTTGCTTGTCCTCGTCTTTGAGCACCAACAGCATATTCTTTGGCACTGTACTCTGCATTATCTGCTGTGTTACTTGTGTCTGTTGCCCAGTCTTTAGCCGAGCCTCCACCAGAAGCACCATCCACACCTGTACCACCTATAGCCCAAGCTTTAGATGAGTATTCAGATCCTGTGATAGCTCCGTTTACTTTTATAGCGTAGTTCTGTGATTTAGTTGCTTGTGTTCCTGCAGTACCTGCATGTCCACTTGCTGTGCTTGCACTGTTACCAGATGCTGTTGCACTGTTACCAGATGCTGTTGCACTGTTAGCACTTGCAGTTGCGCTATTACCACTTGCAGTTTTACTATTTGTACTAGTGGTAGCACTATTTGCACTAGCAGTAGCACTGTTAGCACTTGCAGTTGCACTATTACCTGATGTTGTTGCTGAACTTGCAGCTGCATTTTTAGATACCACTGCCGCATCTCTTGCTGCTTCTGCAGCTGTTTTAGCAGTGTTTGCTAAAGAGGCATTTGTTGTTGCACTGTTAGCTTGTTGTGTTGCTGTGTTAGCTTGTGTACTAGCAGTTGTAGCACTGTTAGCCGCACCTGTTTGTGAGCTAGCCGCTGCAGTTGCACTATTTGCTGCTGAAGTAACGCTTCCTCCTATTGAGCTCACGTCTGCGTGGGTTAATACCACATCTGCGTGGGTTAATACCACATCTGCGTGGGTTAAAACAACATCAGCAGCAGTAGCTACTCTATCTGCGGCAGTTGATACTGCATCAGCTGCAGCACTTGTTGCACTTGTTCCAGCGTTTGTTTCGCTTACCTTAGCTGCTGCTGCAGCCACTTGAGCTGCAAGTACGTCTGCACCTACTAAGTCAGGTATGCCATCTATTTTGGTGTCTCCAAATAAGCCCCCATTGGCGGAGTTATCAGTAGCACCTGTGAATTGTCCAGGTCTTGCTGCAGTTGTCATTATATTAACCCTCTTCCATTAAAGTTGACTTGAAGATTACCGCCAGAAGCATTACGCTTAGCATCTTCATCATTAAGTTCTTTTATCTCATTAAAAAATATTGTACTGTACTTTTGAGCTTGATCATCTTCTTGAGTAAATGCAAATATTTCTGCAAGAGCACCCATAAGGATAACTCTTTCATTTTGATCTCTAAGCCAATTAGGTACAAGTGTTCCTATGTAGTATGCATTTGTCTGTGCTCCACCAGCTGCTGCTGCTTCTGCCGCAGTTGCGTATGCCTTTGTTCCTGTGTTACCTGCAAAGAATAACTGAGCAGAGAAAGGAACGTTAGCTCCAGCACCGACTGTTGTGAGAAAACCAGCATTATAGTTTAATACTGTAACTGCGTATAACGCATTTAATGCAGGTAGTCTTCGATAGTACATTATTTCCATTGTGCTTGCTGTTCCAGTGGAATTAAACCCAGGAGTTAACAAGACTAAATTTCTTGATCTTGTCCAATAGTTTTGGTTAGCGTATTTTTCGGAATTAACATCGTTGAATGTTCTAACATCAAGCTTTTCGTTAAAGACTCTAAGAACCTTACCAGCACTATCTAATTCTTTTATTTGTATAAATTCTATTAAGTCAAAGGGCAGTTGTAATTCTGTAATAGTAAGACCACTTTGCCCAGTTGATGTTGCTGCAGTTAATAATGTGCTATTATAAATTGCTACATTTTCTAACGGAGGAACACGAAGTGTTCTATACGCTTTATCTGCTGCATACTTCATACAGTCTTGAATGATTGCATCGCTAACAACCTCTTCATCTCTATTAGACCAGTTTCTCACTAGACTAGTAAGCTGTGCATATGTTAATGCCATGTTATACTCCTAACTATTTATTACTAGGTCACGATACTCTGTCATCAAGATCTTTTTTAACTTTGTTAAGTTGGCTGGATTAGTCATAAAGTCTTTATCATGCAAATCTAACTTATGATCTTGCAGTATCTTTATTGCAACAATATCTGGTATTGTAGCCATCTTCCTATATCCACCTTTACTTCTTCCAAAGTAAGATTGTCGATCTCTTTCTCTCTGAGCGTGTTCCTTGTATTGATCTATATTCTGTTCTACACCCCATTGTGACGACTCTAAATCGAACCCTGTCTTCATGCTCTCGTTCGGATTTACAGTCGCACTCTGGATGTGCATTTCGTTTCTTTTAGCCATGTCCTCAATCTCCTATTTATGGTCCAACACTTATTTCTGTCATAGCAATAAAGTGTCCACTTCTATTAAAGTAGCCTAATTGTGCCCCAATTCCTGTAGCCAATACTGCTGCTGGTATAGTTGGTACTCCTCCAGAAGCTAGTGGTGAAAAGTGTGTTACCTTTCTCACTGCACTATTCGTTGTACCACTATTTCCAGCAAACGTAACTGCTGTTTCCGTGATTCGAAAGGTGCACATATTGACTGGCACGTATGTTACTACTGGTGTTGCAGCAGCAGACGAGTGCTTAATATATTGCATTTTAATACCTCCTATGTGTTCCCTTTATTTTGTTTTCCTTTGTAAGAACTACTATTTTTTATATTGTTTTTACTCTTAATCTTTTTCTTCCTAGAGTCTACACCATTAACAAAATATCTTTTCTCAGAAAAGTTTCTTTTAGTTTCTTTAACTGCCTTATCAAAGTCTGATGATATCTTTTTACCTTCCCCTTTAATAAAGCCCATAACTTTACTTCCAATGCTTTTCTTTGGTTTTGCCTTTGTATTATCTCCAGGGGCTGCATCAGTGCCTTTCATATTACTTCCAGTGGGGCTAGCACTACTAGTACTTATACCTTTACCTTTATACTTCTTTACTATTCTTTTTCTTTCTTCACCTGCTTCTGTTTGAGCATCAGCAGTTGATTTTGGCTTTTTATTTAGCTCTTTCATATTTGTACCTTTATAAGGGTTTGTATCCTTAAGTTGGTTACGACCTACGTATTTGCCACCGCCTCTAGTTTTATTATTATTTACTGCTGCTTTTGGAATTGTTATAGATTGACCGATTTTTATGCTGTTAGCATTTTTAATGTTTGGATTTGCCGCTAATAACTTTGCTATAGTAGTTCCGTTTTTCTTTGCAATAGCTGAAAGGGTATCACCTGATTCTATTTTCATTCTTATCTCCTAATATAAAAAAGGGGAAAGCCAGTGGCATGTGCCTGTTTGACTCTCCCCTTAGGTTAATTAACCTTTAGTTAAGACCATAGATAGCACCACAACCGATTGGGTTACGTACTTCTAAAGTTTGCTCTTCAACCATCATTCCAACAGTGGAATCACCTCTTGCTCCTACATCTACCTCTTTCAAAGGTCTTAATGTAGCCATAGCAAACCACTGTGGGTCATAGATAAGTGCTGAGAAGTTAGCAACATCAGTTGTTGCACCTAAGTCAGTAGTACCGTTAGTTTGAGTAAACTGTACAGCATTAGTTAATCCCATAATGTAGTTTGGAACTACCATTAGGTCACCAAAGTCTGACATGTATACGTCTACTGACTGTCTTAACTTTCCTTTTTCATCTATATTTCTGATAACGCCAGTATCACTAATCATTAAGTCAGAGAAATCTCTTCTTAACTTTGGTGATATCATTATCTTAGTAGCCTTACCGCCTTGCTCATATATCTGCTGCATAACAGAATCAATTGTTGTAAGGGCTAAAGTTCCTTTTGCTGGTTGTCCTGCTGCTGCTGCATTTGATTTAACAACAGATGTACCATTACCTTGTGCAGCTGCGGCTGGAACAATCCATCCACCTACAGTATCAACAGTTGCAGCATTGTTTATAAATGCTTGATATCCAGATGCTTTTCTTCCAGCAGGAGCTCCAGTTGGAGGTGATGCTAGTGCAGATGTATTGAAAGAATGAATCATATCATGCTCAACGTCTCTTCTTAGCTCTGTTCCTCTTTTCTTTAACTGATATGCATACTCATCTGCAACACCAGCCATATCTACTGCTCTTCTTGTACCAGACACTGCAAGGGCTTTACCATTGATTTGTGTGTAGTTACCAAGACGAGTTCTGTATGGACCAGTTTTATTAAAGAAAGCACCATCTGTACCGATAGCACCACCACCGTTAACAGTTGGAGCAAGCCAATCTGTTCCTTCACCGATCACTGAGTTTCCAGGAACGTCTAATGTATCTGTCTGCCATTCGTGGTAGATAGAAGTTGCTTTTGCTTTTCCGATTGATGATATAAAAGGAGTTTCATCTCTTGTAATCATCGTAATAAAGTTTGCTAGATCTTCTCTTTGAGAAACATCTTTTCCAGTTCCTCTAGTTGGACCTTGAGCACCGTTAGTGCCTCTTACGCCTAGTGTAGCCATTGTAGTTATACCCTCCGAGGTATTATAAGTTTAATGTTTGATTTGCAAGTCCTCGAAGAAAAGTCATTTGTTCTTCATCGGATGAATCCTCTGAAAGAGCTCTATTTCTTATCTTAGACTCTCGATCTATTGTCTTTTGAGTCTTAGTTTTAGATTTTCTTATAGGAGCTTTTTTAACAACTGTAGCCTTTCGCTTAGCAGTACCTTTGTTTACGCCTTGTTTTAGTCTTCTGTAATCGTCTACAAATTTAACTATAATTGGATCAACAATATTATCTAATATTTCTGGTGATATACCTTCACTTATTGCAAACTCTCTAATTGCAACAGCTGTCTTCTCATTGAAGTCAGGTATCATTTCTGGAATTTGTTTATTAAAGCTTTCTAATTGCTCATTCCAAACTTTTACATTTTGTTTTTCAGTTTGAGACTTAACGATTTCAACCATTTTTTCTCTATTATTTCTGGCTTGCCAGTAATTTTTTTGAGACTGTTCTCGTTTATCTTTTAACTCATTAACTTCATATGTATCACCGTCTTTTCTTGCTTGATCTATTTCGGCTTCTATGTCGTGGTACTCCTTTGCTAATGCTTGTTCTTCTCGATATAGAACAGCTGAAGATGCTTGACTAAGAGTGTTTATTTCGTTAAACTTAGTTTTATATTCTTCATCTAATTCTTTTCTTGCATTGCCAAGTTCTCGACCCTTAGTAGAAAGATGTTGTTCAGTGGAGTAACCTTTAATAAGGTCACTAAAAGTAACTGCTTTTTCTTCGCCATCAATTTTGACAAGTACAGCAGCTTCTAAGTCTAAGTCATCAGTAGAATAAACATCAGCTTCTTGGGTAGACGTATCATCCTCATCTGTAGCTTCTTCTTCTTCAGTCTCGACTTCTTCATTAACTTCTTCACCTTCGGAGTTCTCTGCTTCGGGGTCTTCTTCAGAGTTGTCCGTGTCTAACTCAGGAACGTCTTGCTCATCGGATAGAGATTCTGTAAACTCGGAGTTTGACACAATGTCAGCCAGCATTTGTTCTTCTGTTCGACTTCCCTCTGCTATAGAGTCATCCGTTAGGGTAGAGTCTACATTTGCTTCGGTATTATTTTCCATTCTTCTTTACCTCCTGCTTAACAGGTTGTATTAGTTTTAGATACTTATCACGCATTGTATGTAAGTCAAGTAAAGTTTTAGCATTTATTTTAGCTTTTCC